ATTTAATAATTATAATGTTAGCCAGTATCTTCTTATGCAACAATACCTAAAACAGGTTAAAAATGTTTTAGGTAAAATGTCTACTTGGCAACTTGTTAACAATAAGTTTTTGCATATTTGGCCTAAGCCTGAGGAGAATGATGAAGATGTTCTTTTAGAGTTCAGAGCCTTTGATCCAAGCAATCTTCACCATGCGTATAAGAGTTGGTTACAGAGATATACTCTAGCCTTATCTAAGGAGATCTTAGGTGGTATTAGGGGTAAGTATCAAACTCTCCCAGGTCCTGGTGGTGGCACCAGATTGAACGGAAGCGAATTAGTAGCTGAAGCTCAACGAGAAAAGGAAATGCTTGTTGAAGAGCTTATGACTGAGATTGAGCCTCCTGCGTTATTTGATATCTTCTAATGTCTAGATTTAAGGTAAACACACCTCCTACAAACTTTCCTGAGGAGAGGGATACTAGGTTATCGTTATTCAAAAAGAAAAACGATAAGAACTTATTTAATATGGTGGATGCTGAGAACATTAAGTTGTCAGGATCTCGAATTAAAGTATTTGAATACATTCCTTCTAACGACATTGATGATGTGTATCAAGAGTCTAGGCAGAAGACTATAGCACAAGAACCTGTTACCTTATGGGCTCACTATGATCCTCGACCAATCGAAGAGAACCTTTCTCAGTTTGGTGTAGAGATGCAAATAGATCAAGTGTTTGTATTCAACAAGTCTTACACTGAAAATATCATGGGTCGATCCATCGCCATAGGTGATGTGTTACAACCTGAGTTTCAAGAGATGAAGTTCGAAGTGTTCGAAGTCCAGGAAGATAGCTTTGAAGCCTATGGTGTTTATCATTTAATGGTTCATGCTAAACTTCTCAGGGACACGCAGGACATTCATAATCAAGAACTCTTTGATCGTCCTGATCAGATAGGGGGTAGGTACTAATGCCTGATAAGGATGCATTAACCGTTAGGAATAGGATAGTAGAGCTTACAACCACTAAGTTATTGCCTGTTATTGATAATGTTTACAAAGAGAGCTTACGTAGTATGCTCCATATCTTTGGGAACATTTACTATATTGATGGAAATACAAACAGAGTGAAGATCAAATGTTCTCATGGTAATCCTGAGAGAATTGCTGGTCGCCTCAAGGCAGACAACACTCTCATCCTGCCTATGCTTACCATTGTCGAGGCAGGTACCGACAGCGATGCAACAAGGATGCGCTATCAGAATATTGTTAGTGAAACTCACTTTGATAAGGATAAGCTGAGAGCGACTAGAGTTTTAAGCTTGCCTCCAAGACCAATTAATATCACCTATGATATCAATATTTGGTGCAAGTACAAGGCTGATATGGACATGATTAGGGCTAGCATTTTCTCCTTGTTTAGTCCTGATTTAAATATCGAAACACAATACTCAGTACATAACAAGGCATTTATTGACAGCGAGCGGGATGTGGGGAGTGTGGTTGCCTCTGATACCGGCGATAGGATACTCCAGAAGACAATAAGCGTTACTCTTGAAACTTACATCCCTAGCCCCAAATTTACATTTACAAATACTGGCGAGATTAACGAATTTAATTTCAACACTACCCTTAATGAGGGCTGAAATTAACTAGTTTTAAATCCCCAAGGTAGTAAATATAGTAGGAGCTTTTATATGAAAGTCGTTAAAAATACAAGTATGCAGGGCTTAAGCATTCCTTTTGGTTCGCCACAAGGTGTGGTAACTTTCTTCCTTGCACCGAAACAACAGGTGGAAGTTCCTGAGAATTGGAAGAGTAGCGTCGCAGAAAATCTTCTTCATCGTAGAATGGTTAAGATTAAAATCGTACCCGATGCTGCGCCTATTGCAACCCCTGTTGAAGCTCCTAAGAAAAAACCCCGTAAGAGTAGTTAATCATGGCCATACCAACCAGTCCATCCGTTGAAGTCATTGAAAATGATGTTTCGATTTATACTCCAAACATCAATTCAAGCGTTGTAGGCATTGTCGGCTTTGCTAATAAAGGCCCGGTCAATAAACCAACCTTAATTACAAATCAAGAAAACCTAATTAGGAAGTTTGGATTGCCAGATACTACCCTTCAAGGCCAAGCCTTAGAGGGCGCTTTGGAGATCTTGGAGGCGACCAATCAGCTTTACTTTGTTCGGGGCATTGACTCCACTAAAACTACAGCCTACGCTTCCGCTACTGCTGCTTTGGCCGCACCTCCGGCTGTCCAGGTTAGTGGCTATGTTCTTAGCACAAACGCTTCGTCTATCTTCTACTCGATTAAAGATAACGCAGGGGTTACAACAGAGACAGGAACCGTGCAGGTTGTAAGCTCGGTAACTGACGACACTATTCCTAAAGTATTTGCTGCTGCTTTTAACCCGGATGCCTTAGGGGATGAGGATGTTTACTCGTTTGCTGACGGAACTACCGTATTCTTGGCTTCTAAGTACGCAGGATCGGGTGCTACGCTTCAAGTATCGTCTAGCCATATTGACTTTGGATTCTCTGCCTTAGGTGTTTTTGGGGACGCAGTTTCGACTGGCGCTGGTCAGAATATGACCGCTACTGGCTTTACCTCTTCCGCGATAAACGCGAATATATACTCGATTCACCCTGGTGCAGGCTACAACCTTAGCTCCATGCGAGATGGCTCGACCCGAGGCGTTTCAGTCGAAGTCAACAACTTATCCGTTAGAGATCAAGTTGTAGTTAACAATGATGGCTCACAAGTGGAGTCGTATAATAGAATAGAGTTAGCTCCTTCTGGTGCCCAATCAATTGAGTTCTTACTTAACGTTGATGAGGATAACAACGAGTCTGAGTACATCTTTGTTGAAATTGAAGATTCGGCGGGCACTGCGTATGTTCCCAAAAATGACTTTGAAGCGAAAGCAACTGCTCTTGGTATAGTTGGTGGGGGTACTCACGACCCAGCGGGCACGCCGAGATTCTTAAAAATCCTAGAGGGTAATTATTCTCTTGCAGGTGGTGAGAGTGGCGCTACTACAGCTTCCGACTTGGTTGGAACTGCTGCTGCCAAGACAGGCATCTACGCTCTCGATGATGATGCTTTAAATGTCTCCATTGGACTCCTTCCTGGTATCACTGATGATACAGTTCAAAATAATTTTGTGACTTTGGCTGAATCTTCTAAGAATTTCTTAGCCCTTGTTGCTCCGCCCTTCGGTCTTTCTGAAGTGCAAGATGCAGTTAAGTGGATCAACGGTCAGTCTGCGGACACTAGAGATTCTGCCTTAAACTCATCGTACGCTGCTGTTTACTGGCCTTGGGTTCAAGTGTTCAACCCGTTTGCAGGTGCTGAAGAGTACTATGATCCGACCATCTTTGCGGCTAGACAGTGTGTATTCACAGACGCTGTTTCGGAGCCTTGGTTCGCGCCTGCTGGGTTTAACAGAGGTCGCTTGACCAAGCCTACTAATACGGAAATCAAGCTTAATCAGGGCGATAGAGACGCTCTGTACAGCAACTCGGTTAACCCGATCTCAAACGATCCAACCACTGGGATCACAATCTTTGGACAAAGAACCACGCAGAGAACACCTACTGCTCTTGACCGAGTCAATGTCCGTAGGCTGATGATTTACCTCCGTAAGGTTCTCCTTGAGCTTGGCAAACCCTTCCAGTTTGAGCCGAACGATCAGTTCACTTGGGAGTTGGTTGAAGATGCAATCAACCCATTCCTCGATGATCTTCTGGCTAGAAGAGCTATTGTCGAAGGTTCTGTTAAGTGTGACTCGACAACGAACACTCCCGCAAGAGTTGACAGAAATGAGCTTTGGTGCTCGGTGACGATCAAGCCTACGAAGGCTGCTGAGACGATCGTCTTCGAGGTCAACCTCACAAGCCAATCGGCAACCATTAACTAATAATAATCATGGTAGACAGTTACTTAAAGAACGACTACAGAGCGAATTTTGAGCCTGGGAAAAGCCTTCCTAAGCTCTCCACAAAACTCGATGCTGTAAGATCGTATCAATTTGAAGTGAAGTTCTTTGGGCTTCCTAGTGAGTTTTCTCAAACACAGCAAGTGCTTACTGCTGCTGCGAAGCAAGTGAGTCCTATTGGTGGTTCCGTTGATGACATCGTTGTTGATCGTCTTAACGACAAAATGTACTACCCTGGCAAGTTCACTGCGGATGCGGTTACGATCACTTTCGATAACCAACTTCTGACCAACACAACGCCTGCTCTCTGGAACTGGTTCAAGACTATTTATGATCCGATTTCGGGTGACATGACCAAGTTGGCTGCGCCGGGTGGTCCGGGTAACAAGTCTTTCAAGGCGTCCAAGATGACAGTTCTTGAGCTTGATAACACCAACGAACCCCATGCTTTCATTGAAATGTATGGTGTGTATGTTACGGGTGTTAGATACTCGGAGAAGAACTACGCAACGAACGACTTTTCCACTGTTGAGGTGACTTTCCGCTTCGACTTCATGGATTACGACAAGATCAACTAACCTCTTAGATCTAATTCAGGTAGCCTTCTCTCTAAATAAGAGAGAGGGCTATTTGTCTATTATAAGTTATGGATTTTTTCACGGAACTTTTGGAGAGCTTCAGTCGGAAGCATGATCGTAAGCTTAGACTTCTGGAGCAAGAAGCTGATCCCGAAGCGGAAGCGTTAGCCAAGCAAGCATTAGCTCAAAGTAGTCAGCAATCCGCCCAGGAGTCCTTTAACAATCCGATAACAACTCCAAATGGTAACCAGATATACATTTGGAGAACTGGTAAGGGTAAGGTGAACTTTAATTATCAGCCGATCGCTTTCCCATCCTTCGGAGTTGATGATAATTACGAGAAGTTTGTTGGATCATTCAAAAAGGATGCTGAGGTGTTTGATCCTGAGAAGGAAAGGCAGGAAAGTCAACAAAGAAAAGAAGAGAAAGATAGGGAAGATCGCCGTCAATCTGTTTTAGATTCACGCATGGCAATAAAAAACCCTAAGATCGTTGATGAGCTTGTTAGTAATATAGACGAGTTCGACCAAGCAGTTGCCGCTCTTCTATGCACTGAGGACGAATCAATCAATCCTGATTATATGGATCAAGTACAATTTGCACCCGACGCCTCCTACGCCAAGTGCAAGCCTCACTTGCAATTCCTGAGAGGCGGTAGGAAGGGTAATGTCGAACAACAAATTGTGAACGACGTACCTGTTCTAAAGTATGATGGTAAAGAGAGTAAGTATTTTGTAGACTCTGAACCTGCTGTTGCCAGTCAGGCGTTAGAGATTTCAAGAGCGTTGAATGTATTAGCCAAAGCTGCGGCGGGTGACGAATCCGCTAAGGAAGAAGCCTGCAATAGATTTAAAGTGACCGAAGGTG